TACTACAATTCAAACGTTACTAAAAGAAATAGAAACGGACAAACATCTTCTGGCCTCTACTCTCTTTTCATCCCTATGGAATGGAACTACGAAGGATTCATGGATACTTTTGGACTTCCTGTCTTCGTTGGACAAAAGAGTCCAGTCAAAGGAGTCGATGGTGAACCAATTACAATCGGAGTTATTGAACACTGGGAAAACGAAGTTGATGGACTTAAAGACGACACAGACGGATTAAACGAATATTATAGACAATTCCCAAGAACTGAAGCTCATGCATTTAGAGATGAAGCTAAAAATACGTTGTTTAACTTAACTAAGATATACCAACAAATAGATTATAATATTGAAATAAATAATGTATCTTCTGTAACTAGAGGAAGTTTCATGTGGGAAAATGGTATTAAAGATACAAGAGTTTCTTTTATGCCTAATAAAGATGGTAGGTTTTTAATATCTTGGGTGCCACCTAAAAACTTGCAAAATCGAGTGATAGTAAATAATGGGCTTAAGAGTCCTGGAAACGAACACATTGGAGCTTTTGGTTGTGATAGCTATGATATATCAGGTACGGTAGATGGTAAGGGATCTAATGGTGCTTTACATGGTTTAACAAAATTTAGCATGGAAGACGCGCCACCTAACCATTTCTTTTTAGAATATATATCAAGACCTCAAACAGCTGAGATATTCTTTGAAGATGTATTAATGGCTTGTGTATTTTATGGTATGCCTATACTTGCTGAAAATAACAAACCAAGATTATTATACTACTTTAAGCGTAGAGGTTATAGAGGTTTTTCAATGAATCGTCCTGATAAAGTATGGAACAAACTTTCTACTACTGAAAAAGAAATAGGTGGAATACCTAATTCAAGTGAAGACATTAAACAAGCACATGCTGCTGCAATTGAATCTTATATAGAACAATACATAGGTATACTTCAAGAAGGTTATGGAGATATGTACTTTCAAAAAACCCTAGAAGACTGGGGAAGGTTTAATATTAATAATAGAACTAAGCACGATGCTACTATAAGCTCTGGTTTAGCTATAATGGCTTGTAACAAAAATAGATACAGACCTAATCCTGAAAGAAAATATCAACCTATTAGTTTAGGCATTAAAAGATATAACAACGATGGAGTAACTTCAAAAATAATAAAATAAATAGATGATTTATACTACTAATAATAGTTCATTCCCGGATCAGGTGGTACCTGACGCAGAGAAAGCTACTTTAGATTATGGGCTTGCTGTCGGTAGAGCGATTGAAGGTGAATGGTTTAGAAATAATGGTCGTGGTAACAACGGATACGCAACTAATTATAACAATTACCACAGCTTGAGATTATATGCAAGAGGCGAGCAGCCTGTTCAAAAGTATAAAGACGAACTAGCTATTAATGGTGACTTATCATATCTAAACTTAGACTGGAAGCCAGTACCTGTTATATCTAAATTTGTAGACATTGTTGTAAACGGTATGTCTCAAAGAAATTATGAAATTAAAGCTTATGCTGTAGATCCTTTTTCAACCAAAAAGAGAACTGACTATGCTAAAGAGTTAATGAGAGATGTTCAAGAAAGAGAACTGATACAAAAGTTAAGAGATACGCTAGGTGTTGATATTCAAAGCAAAGTTAGCAAAGAGCTAGGCTTAGAAAGTGAAGAAGAACTACAACTACATTTACAATTAGATTACAAACAATCTGTTGAGATAGCTGAAGAAGAAGTTATAAATGACATATTAGATAGGAATAGATATGATTTAACTAGACGTAGGCTTTGTCAAGATTTAACTATATTAGGTATAAGTGCTGTTAAAACAAGCTGGAATAAATCTGAAGGTGTTGTTGTCGACTATGTGGATCCAGCTAATTTAGTTTATTCATATACAGAAGATCCAAACTTTGAAGATTTATACTATGCTGGAGAGGTTAAGTCTATTTCATTATCAGATTTAAAAATGCAGTTTCCATACTTAACAGATCAAGAGATGGAAACTATACAGAAGTACCCTGGTAATCAAGAGTATTTAAGAAATTGGAGTGGTAAGCAAGATGATCTAACTGTTCAAGTGTTATACTTTGAGTATAAAAGTTATTCTGATCAAGTATTTAAAATTAAAGAAACTAACACAGGTCTTGAAAAAGCGTTAGAAAAACCTGATACATTTAACCCACCTGAAAACGATAACTTTGATAGAGTATCTAGAACTATAGAAACTCTTTATAGTGGAGCAAAAATACTAGGACATCCTATGATGTTAAAGTGGGAATTAGCAGAGCATATGACTAGACCAACTGCTGATACTACTAAAGTTAAAATGAATTACACTATATGTGCTCCTAGAATGTACAAGGGTCGTATAGATTCATTAGTTAACCGTATAACCGGTTTCGCTGATATGATTCAGTTAACACATCTTAAAATACAGCAAGTATTATCTAGAGTAGTACCTGATGGTGTTTACTTAGACATGGATGGTTTAGCTGAAGTTGATTTAGGTAATGGCACTAATTATAACCCAGCTGAAGCTTTGAATATGTATTTTCAAACTGGTTCTATTGTAGGTAGATCACTAACTCAAGATGGTGATCCAAACAGAGGTAAAGTTCCAATACAAGAGTTACAAACAGGCTCAGGTGGTGCTAAGATACAATCATTAATACAAACTTATCAATATTATCTACAACTAATAAGAGATGTAACAGGCTTGAATGAAGCAAGAGATGGATCCACTCCAGATAAGAATGCTTTAGTAGGTTTACAAAAACTAGCTGCTGCTAATTCAAATACAGCTACTAGACATTTACTACAAGCAATGCTTTACTTAACATCTAGAACATGTGAGAATATATCGTTAAGGGTTTCTGATTCATTACAGTTTCCTTTTACTAGACAAGCATTGGAAAATAGTATATCTAGGTATAATGTTGCTACATTAGATGAACTATCAGATTTAAATATTCATGACTTTGGTATATTTTTAGAGTTAGAACCTGATGAAGAAGAAAAACAAGTTTTAGAGCAAAATATACAAATAGCTTTAAAGAGTGGTGGTATTGACTTAGAAGATGCTATAGATTTAAGAGAGATTAAAAATATTAAGTTAGCTAATCAAATGCTTAAACAAAGAAGAAAAGCTAAACAAAAAAGAGATCAACAAGCACAACAAGCTAATATACAGGCTCAAGCTCAAGCAAATGCAGAGAGTGCTGAGAAAGCAGCTTTAGCAGAAATGCAAAAACAACAAGCTTTAGCTGAGACAGAAGTTCAAGTAGAGCAAGCTAAATCTCAATTTGAGATAAATCAAATGCAACAAAAAGCTGAAATAGATAGACAATTGTTAGAATTAAAATATCAATATGATATTAAATTAAAGCAAATGGATAAAGAGCAAATGAGTTCTAAAGAAAAAATGATCGAAGATCGTAAAGACGAAAGAACTAGAATACAAGCAACTCAGCAAAGCAAACTTATAGACCAAAGAAAAAACGATTTATTACCAACTGATTTTGAACAAAATCAAGACAACCCATTATTAGGTTAATCCTAATATTTCATTAACTATTATATTATATTATGTCAGAAAAAGAAGAAACAAAACCCTTGAAGGTTAAACTTAAAAAACCTTCATTAAAAACTAAATCAAACAAAATACATAAAGTTGATTTAAGTAAAAAAGAAGAAGTAAAAGAAGAAATAAAAGAAGATGCCATTCAAGAGCCAAGCGCAGAGAAAATGGATGTACAAGAACCATCCGGAGATGGCAAAGAAGTGGGAGAAACACACGAAGAAAAAGTCGTTACCACTGAAGCTAAAAAAGAAAAAGAAGTAATATCTCCAATATCTGAAATAACTGAAGAAGCTGCTAAAGAAGTAGAGGAAGTTAAGAAAGAATATAAAGAAGCTGTAAGAGATGAAAAGGTTACTGGAAAACCATTACCTGAAAACATCGAAAAACTAGTTTCATTTATGGAAGAAACAGGTGGAACCATTGAAGATTATGCTAGATTAAATAGAGATTATTCTAACATAGATGACACTTCGCTGCTTAGAGAATATTACAAAAATACTAAACCACATTTAGATCAAGAAGAAATAAACTTCATAATGGAAGACAGTTTCTCTTTTGATGAAGATGTAGATGAAGAGCGAGATATAAAGAAAAAGAAACTCGCTTTTAAAGAAGAAATTGCTAAAGCCAAAAACTTTTTGGAAGAAACTAAGAGTAAATACTACGACGAAATCAAGTTGAGACCCGGCGTAACTCAAGACCAACAAAAAGCATTAGACTTTTTCAATAGATACAACAAAGAACAACAAATAGCTGATCAACGTCACAAGACATTTCAATCAAAAACTAATGAGTTTTTTACTAATAACTTCGAAGGTTTCGAGTTTAACATAGGTGAAAAGAAGTTTAGATATAATGTTGGAAATCCTAATGATGTTGCAGAAAAACAGTCAAACTTAAACACGTTTGTTAAGAAGTTCTTAAACAATGAGGGTGAAGTTGTTGATACTGTAGGTTATCACAAAGCTATTTACGCTGCTGAAAATGCAGACACTATTGCTAATCATTTCTATGAGCAAGGCAAAGCCGACGCTGTAAAAGATATGATGGCTAAATCTAAGAATATAACAGGTCAAGCAAGGCCACAAGCTAATGGTGATATGTTTATTAATGGATTAAAAGTGAAAGCTGTCACTGGCGCAGATAGTTCTAAGTTGAAATTTAAAATAAAAAAATAACAACAACTAAAAACAAAATAAAATGAGTTTTGCAACTAGCGGGTCTTTTCCTGCTTCTATAGTTCCAATGCCTAATCAAGTAGCTGTACAAGATAATTATATCGATTTTCAAGCTGCTGGTTTTTCGCAATGGACACAACAATATCTACCTGAGCTTTACGAAGCAGAAGTAGAAAGATACGGAAACCGAACTATTGGTGGTTTCTTGAGAATGGTTGGCGCTGAAATGCCAATGACATCTGATCAAGTTATTTGGTCTGAACAAAATAGATTACACGTAGCTTATGATACTGTTGAAGTAGCTGCTAATGGTGGTGGAAACAAGATTCTTGTTACTATTACTCCAGGAGCTGGTAATCCTGCAACTTCAGGTGTTAGAGTTGGTAACACAATTTTAATTGCTGATAAAGCTACAGGATTAGTAACTGTAAAAGCTTTAGTTATCGCTCTTAACAACGCTAATGGATATGTGTTAGATTGTGAGCTTTATGAGAGTACTTTCGCTAACATACCTGCTGGTATTGTTACAGGTGCTGGTTCTAATAGCTTATTTGTATATGGTTCTGAGTTTCCAAAAGGAAGTTTAGGAATGTCTGGTGCTATTGAGCCAGGTGTAACTACTTACAAGAATTCTCCAATTATACTTAAAGATAACTATGAATTAAGTGGTTCTGACGTTGCTCAAATAGGTTGGATCGAAGTTGCTACTGAAGATGGTCAGTCTGGATACTTATGGTATTTAAAAGCTGAATCTGAAACTAGATTAAGATTTGAAGACTACGTTGAAATGTCAATGGTTGAAGGCGAAAAAATGACTGGAACAGTTACTTTTGGAGCTGGATTTGGAGACGCTTCTGCTACAGATATCAAAGGTACTGAAGGTTTATTTGCTGCTATCGAAGCAAGAGGTAATGTATACTCTGGCTTTGCTGGAGCTGCTGCTCCTGGTGCTGGTGCTTTAGGTGATTTCGATGAAATCCTTAAAAATCTAGATAAGCAAGGTGCTATTGAAGAAAACATGTTATTCTTATCTAGAGCTACTGCTCTTGATTTCGACGATATGATCGCTGCTGTTAATGGTGGATTTGCTTCTACTCAAGCTGCTTCTTTCGGATTATTTGAGAATGATGGTGACATGGCATTAAACTTTGGATTTTCAGGTTTTAGAAGAGGTTCTTATGACTTCTACAAAACTGATTGGAAATATCTAAACGATGCTACAACTAGAGGTTTATCTAATGAAATTGATGGTGTAATGGTTCCTGCTGGAACAACTACAGTTTACGATCAAATGTTAGGATCAAACATCAGACGTCCTTTCTTACACGTGAGATATAGAGCTTCTGAGTCTGAAGATAGAAAGATGAAATCTTGGATCACTGGATCTGTAGGTGGAGCTTACACTTCTGATCTTGATGTTATGAGAGTTAATTTCTTATCTGAAAGATGTTTAGTAACACAAGCTGCTAATAACTTCGTGTTATTTAAAGGAGCATAATTAATTATTAACATTTAAAAGATAAAGAAAATGGGATATGTAAAATTACCGAAAGCTAGTGGATATGATTTACTACCAGCTGAAAACATAGGCGCTTTAAAATTCACAACACCAGACTTAGTAGTAAGTTATGTACCTTCGGGAACAATTACTATTGCTGCTAGTTCAGCTTTTGAACAAGCTGATGTTGCTAAAATTTTAGATGCTGTTGATAAAATAAATGGTGCTTCTGGACCATCTATTGCTCCAGCTGCTTTAAGTCAAAAAGTTACAGAAACAACTGTATCTTAATAAGACAATAATAAGATCCCGCTTCGGCGGGGTCTTTTTTAATTATTATATTATATTATATTATGGAAATAAAAGAAAATAAAAAGCCTGTGGCTAAAGCTCCAGCAACTTCTAAAGTTCAAAAAGATACTTGGGAGTATAAAGATAGAAACTATTACTTATTAGGAAATAAAACGCCATTAACTTTCACAATAACATCTAGACATTCACGAAGATATCCTTGTGTTTGGTTTGACGAAGATAAAGGTTAT